GGCGGAGACTTAGACGGCCTCAGTAATTCGCTGCTGAACATGGCTTCGTTACAGCTTAACGAAGGTGTCGGCGGCTCTACAGTTGACGGCAAAGGCTTATTCTGGGTAGGTACGGACGGCGACAACGCGCCGTACTACACGGATGGAGCCGGAGTCAATTCTCGGATACCTCGTGTAAAGTTTGCCGAGACGATTACCTCTGACTGGACACACGAAGCCTCCCTGATTATGGGCGAAGGCCAGCCTATCAACTGGTTAGACCTCGCAGGCACGGAGTTTACGGCTGTCGTATTAGACGCAGACGGTGACCCCGATTTCGCAAGCGTTGTGTTGCTGCTCGACTGCGAAGGCGCAGACGCAGCTACCAGTATGACCGACGCGTCTAACTCGGGCCACACAATAGGGTTCGAGGCTAACGCACAGTTAGACGACGCGCAAGCCAATACCGGCTCAACGTCTCTGCTGTTAGACGGCATCGACGACCTCGTCAACATAGCCGACTCTGCTGATTGGGATTTCGACTCTGGCGACTTCACGATAGACATAGCTGTTCAGTTCTCCTCGATACCGGGCGGAGTGAACGGCGAGACGATCATAGCTCACTGGAACGCGGACGCCGGTAACAGGTCATGGAACCTGCACATACCTCGTGACGCGGACATAGTGGGTATGCTCAGATTCTCGTACTCCACAGACGGCGCTAGCGGTACGGTCAGCAACGCTGACTATCCTTGGCTACCGGCAGCAAACACATGGTATCAGTTAAGAGTCAGCCGCGTAGGCACCTTACTGTATGTATTCATCGACGGGGAGTTACAGGGCACTCCGTTCGAAGTAGGAACTGACGCGTTCTTTGACGCCACCGCTGAGCTAAAGATAGGTCAGGTCGATACGGGAGGCGTGCAGGAAGACGAGTTAGCGGGCTGGGTAGATGACGTACGCATCACCAAAGGCGTAGGTCGTAGTACTGCGTCCTTCGGGCCGCCCTCAGTCGCATGGCCTACCAACGTGGGCACGGGCTTTACCCTCGGGCACCCGACCTTTCCCACGCACTACAAAGGCGACCTGCACAGGTTCTACGGCAGCGACGGCGCTGACTACGTGCAGTTCGAGCACGACGATACGGATTTTAATATCAGCGGTTTTCAGACCACTGACATTAACATCACGGGCATTACCGCTATACAGGCTGGCACGGTTGACGCCGACTTCGACGCGATCACAGCCACGTCTTATGGTGGCATTGTTGAAGCGAACTTGCTAGATAAGACTGCGACCGAAAGCATCAGCGGTGCTTACACGTTCACTGGACTGATCGAACTAGCGCGGACAGCGCCCTCTTGGACGTTCTTTGAGACAGACGGCCCCGTTGACGAAAAACGCTGGCTAGAATCTGCTAACGTCGGTAAACGGACTATGTCCTGCGTGAACGACGCAGTGAACGATGCAAATGTTTTCTACTCACTAAATCGCACGGGCTTTGTGCCTCAGAATATGACCCTGAGTGCGCGGCTCATACTGGACACCGACCAAAGTTTCGTAGCAGCTTCCAGCAATGCTTATCTGTATTGGGATACCGTACATGGCTTGACGCTGTACGGCCAAGGCAGTACTAACGACTTTATAATTGCTAACGACGGTGGCTCAATCGCTATGCAGGTGCCCACTGGCGGCGTTGCTGTAGATTTTCCGGGCGCAGTAACCGCCCTATCTTACGGCGGAATCACTGAAGCGAACCTTCTTGATAAGTCTGCGACCGAGGCAGTTTCGGGTGCGTGGACATTCTCTGCCACTGATTTGATTTTTACCGGATTACGGATTCACGAGAGCGCGGCGGGCGCGAGATTACAGACAGGCCCAGACGGCGGCGGCTACTCTTCGGTCTTCGCAGCACACCAGCACACAGACGCCGGTGCTCTCAGCTACAGGGCGTATTGGGCATACGATTGTTATTGGGACGATACGGCTCATAATTGGGTAGCGAATCGTACCTCTCTTGGTACTAAGTGGATGGCCGACATGGGTTTCCACGGTGACGACTTCAGAATTCGGCGATATGGAGGAGTAGTAACCTCGCCGTGGGCTGATTCTGCTTGGACTGATCTACTTACCCTTGACGATGCAGGCGACCTGACGGCTGTAAAATTTGGCGGCATCACGTCAGCGAACTTGCTCGACAAAACTGCTACCGAAACGGTTAGCGGCGCATGGACGTTCAGCAATGCGGATATTCACATAGCGTCGGGAACTGCTTTTAATAGCCCTGCTGCTGGTTTCCTTTCATTTGATGAAGCAGGCGATGTGCGCATCATCGTGGATCACATCGACAGCCGCTTTACCATTGGTGACGGATACGTGTTGCGTATAAGGGACGCAGGCAACACCGACTTCGTGGATATGAGTCACAACGGTACTGACTTCCTTACTACTTTGACGAACACAAGTATTTGGAGAATCAATAATACGGCAAATAATCAGGCCGTCAGATTTATGAATGGACAGATCGTTTATATCTATGACTCTGCTGACACAGATTACATGTATCTTCGAGATACTACATCCCAAGCGCAAATAGTAACGAACAACAACGCAATTTTCCTGCATCCCAAAGGCGTGAACACTTGGATATTTGATAGCATTGAGTCCAAGACACTGATGCCGATTAAAATGCTAGAGCGAGCAGCCGCCGTCGCCGACAGCGCTGCCTACGGCCAGCTCTGGGTAAAGAACACCACCCCTTGCCAGCTTTGGTTTACAGACGACGCGGGCCTAGATACACAGATAGTGTAATCGCTACGCGAATTTTTAAGATTTTTCATTTTTCGAAATAGGAGAGGAAGCATGACCATCGGCCCGAACGAACTAAGAACAGCAATCGTAATGACTAAACGTGCGAACTGCTCCGGCGAAGAGTCGTTGGCAGTAGCGCAAGCCATCCTCGCACTTGAGGAAGAGTACAAGGCACAGGCGCAAGTAGCGCAAGCCGTGGCTGAGAAGCAAGCCAAAGGCCCAGCGCCCAAAGGCGGGAAAAAACGACCAGCACGGAAACCTAAGTAAATGGCCCATACCACCAAAGATTTGATGAATAAGACGCTACGTGGCATACGTCAGTTCGCTCTTATCATTGCTTCCGGTACGTCATCCACGACCGACGACTACCTCTTGATGATCCTGCAATTCGTGAACGAAGCGAAAGAAGAGATCGAAGAGTCAGGTTGGCCGTGGCAAGCGCTACGCTCGACAGTGACCGTGACGCTAGCTGCCAGCACAGCAGAATACACTCTCAACATAGCCGGAGACGCGGACGTTAATACTAACGACCGCTCCCGGCTTTTGTATGAGAACCTCACGACATACGGTTCGAGCGAGGGCTTCTTTAATAGTAACTCCTCTCGCCCGATGGTGTTCGACACTACCGACTCGTCCGAGGAACGCCTGACAGAGATTACGCAGGAGCGTATGGAACGGTTGCACTTCACCGACAACGACGAGACAGGACAGCCGCGTTACTTCTCGCTGTATGCCTCAAGTAGTTCGCTGGTGATGAAGATATGGCCTACGCCTGACGCCGTGTACACGCTGAAGATGCGCCTGTACATACCACAGGGCGAGCTGGTCGCCACTGACCTGACGACCGCAATCAAGATTCCCGAGCGTCCCGTCTATCTCCGCGCCACGTTCAAGGCGAACGAGGAGCGCGGGTCAGAGCTGGGCAAGGAAGGCTCAGCCCTGTGGATCGCAATGAACGATGCGCAAGGCGCTGCCACCGCTAAGGAACAGACGCCAGCAGACCAGACTGTCAACTTGAGCCGCTAATGCCACAGATTCAACCTGTTGACATTGTTGCGCCGGGTTCCTTCGGACTCAACACTGAGAGAGCGAGCACGCTGCTACGCCCTCAGTGGGCGACGACCGCGCTTAACGCTGCGATAAACCGTTCCGGTAGGATCGGTGCTCGCAAGGGTTGGACGAATCAGACGAGTACTGCTATCGCAGGCACGCCCACGATAGACGTGATCCACGAGCAAGTGCTTAAGAACGGTAACCGGATCATCATATCTGCTGCCGGGAACAAGGTTTACAAGAACATCACGGACTATACCGATGCCGGTAACGACATCACGAGCGCTGACAATGCTCCGACCAACGATAACTGGAAGTTTGTCAATCTCGGGAACAACTGCTTCGGGTTCCAACGTGACCACATCCCTATCATACGCGGGACTGGTGACTTTGCAGACCTGACCGGTGCAGGAACGCTGCCAGATGGTAACGACGTAGTCGCAGCCTTCGGTCGCCTCTGGGCACTGGACAAAGACAGGCAGACGATCAGATACTCTGCACTGTTAGACGGCCAAGACTTCACGGTTGCCAACGGCGGCGGCACCATCGACATGACCTCGGTGTGGACAGGCGGCGCTGACGAGTGCGTAGCGATTACAGCACTCGGCGCGAACATCATAGTGTTCGGCAAAAAGCACATCGTAATATGGGCAGACGGCTCTGGCTCTGAGTTAGGCTTAGACCCCTCACGCCTCGAAGTCGTGGACACTATCGAAGGTACTGGCTGCATAGCCCGCGACTCTATCGCTGCGACAGGCGAAGGCGACTTGATCTTCCTGTCCAAGCATGGTCTTCAGTCGCTTGGCCGAGTCATTCAGTCCAAGAGCAACCCGGTCGTGATCTTGACGAAGAACGTACGCTCACGATTCTTAGACGCGATAGCCAAGCAGATCGCTGTCGATCCCGACTTAGACCAAGTGCGCGCCATCCATGACGCCACGGAAGGACTGTACATCATTAACTTCCCGGTCTATGGCTCGATGTTTGCGCTCGATACGCACCACCCGTTCCAAGACGACGACGGCGAGACGGCTGTCCCCGTGTTGCAATGGCAAGTAGGCGGCTCAGTAATAGCGCTGGCTACTACAGACAAGGCAGGCATATACTTAGGTAGCGCTGGCGTTGTCGGCAAGTACGGTCTAAACCAAGACAACGGTAGTACCTACTCATTTGAATTCTGGTCAGGCTGGCTCGACTTCGATCAGCTTAACCACCGTCTAAAGATGCTGAAGGAACTTGTCAGCGTAGTGTCCGTCGGCGTCGGCTCAGTGAGCCACGTTTGGGAATTCGATTTCTCAGGCACAACGAACACGCGCACGTATGCCTACACAGGTATAGCGAGCGCAGAGTTTAACGATTTAACCTCGGGGGCTGAGTTCAACCTCGGCGAATTCTCGGGCGGAGTACGCATACAGCGGAAGACGTTGCCTGCGTATGGTGAGGGCCAGTTCATACGCGTAGGCGTCACAGCCACAGTCAACTCATTCGATCTGGTTGTTCAACAAATCAGTATCGCTCCCAAGATAGGACGCATGGTAACCTAATGTCAGACTACTCAAAGACCACAGACTTTACAGCGAAAGATGCGCTCACTACGGGTGACCCTCTCAAGCTGATTAAAGGTTCGTACTTCGACACCGAATTCGATGCTATCGTTACGGCGGTAGCCTCGAAGGAAGACACTGCGAACAAGAGTTCCGCAGGCGGCTACGCTGGCCTTGACGGTAGCGCTCTGGTCAACGATGCTGAACTGGCGACTGCCAGCGTCACCGTCCGAGGCCCGGTCGAGCTGGCTACTAATGCCGAAACGAATACAGGCACCGACACGACACGAGCTATCACGGCTGCCGGTTTGGCGCAGATGACAAACCTGCTGCAAGCCACGGCAACGCAGCGCGGTGCAATCGAAATTGCGATTGATGCTGAGGCTAATACCGGCACGGCAACTGATCGCGCCATCACCCCGGCGAACCTTGCGCAGATGACCAATCTGCTTCAGGCTACAGCGACTCAGAGAGGCGCGGTCGAACTTGCCATACAGGCAGAGGTCGATGCCGGAACGGACACAGAACGCGTCATCACTTGCGAGACTCTCAAGGCATACGGCGGCGGCTTCGCTAACCTTGCCGGGCCGGGAGTACGCGGAGCGCTGGTGTATAATAACTCTGCCGTGTCTGTTGCTAACAACACGTTCCAGACGGTACTCTTTGATTCAGAGTCATTCGATACTGATACCGTCCACGACACCGGGTCTAACACTGGCCGTCTAACGGTTCCAGCAGGTGTCACGAAGATACGGCTATACGCTCAGTGTCAGTTTGCGACCGGGCTGGGCCATCGTGAAATAAAGGTTAGGAAGAATGGCGGCGCAGGAGGTATCGACGAGAACCGCGATACGTACATACCTGATCTGACCTTTAGCCAGCACTCTAACTTTAGACAGCATGTCTCGGTATTCACAGGCACTATTACCTGTACTGCCGCCGAGCACTATTACCTGTACTGCCGCCGACTATTTTGAAATACAGGTGTTCCAAGATCACGGATCAGCTATTGATCTGGAAGCAGACGGGGCATGGTTTGAAATGGAGATTTTAGCATAATGGGCTTTCTATCAGATATATTCGATCCCGGCAAAGAGCAGCGCGAGGCGGGCGTAGCTCTTGGAGAGTCAGGAGTTATCGAAGGCACGTCTACAACCGGCCCCGGCGGCATATCAGCAGAGGCAAGCTTCGCTGACGGCCAAGGCTCGAACGTACTTTCGTTAGGCAGCTTCGACCCGCTCCTCTCCGGCGCACAAGGACTTGCACAGCAAGGACTCACGCAGGCAGGCGCAGGCTTCGACGAGTTCGCACAGTTTGATGACTTCGGCGGTTTGGGAGGTATATTTCAGTCAGCCCTTGGGACAGCGGGTGCTGATCCCTTCGACTTGGGTGCTGATATCTCCGCCCGCCTCCGAGGCTTGAGCGAACGCAGGAACGAACGACAAGTGAACAGGATGTTCGACAAGCTGAAAGCCTCCGGTAACCTCGGCACGACCGCAGGCGCGGGTCGCGCAGGTGAACTCGAACGCAACATCTTCGAGCAGGGCTTACAGTTCGACCTCGCAGGGTTGCAAGCAGGACAAGGTATCCAACAGGCTGCCTTCGGCAGAGCACTCGGCGCGTCACAGGGTCGCGGTAACATATTCCAGAACTTCCTCGCCAACCAACGGCAGGGAGCTAACATAGGCTTCGGCGGCATACAAAGCGCTGCCGGACTGTCGCAACTTCCGCTGTCCTTCTTGCAGGCAGGTGGAGCTGAGGCTACCCGAGCGTCTAACACGCGTTTTGCAGCGGGAGGCATAAACTTGCAAGCCGCCGCACAAGCTAAGTCACCATTCCTCGAAGCGCTTAACGCTGCTGGCGGCATAGCCAGCTCAGTCGCTCCGGGTGGATTTTTAGGAAACTAATATGCCTGACGTATTCGGACAAGCAACACCGCAGGAAGTCCTACAACAGCAACGTGAGAACGTGCAGTCGAGTAGGGCAGCGTTCGCCAAGACGGCGGGCGGACAAGGGTCTGGTGGACAGGCTGGCTTGGCTCTGGGTGCGATCTTTGGCGGCGTGATCCGCAAGGGTCTTGACACCCGCAGGGATCGTAAGGACGAAGTCGTACGTCTCATGAAAGAGGGTATGACGGAAGACGAGGCCAAGGCACAAGCGAAAGATACCATCGGCTTCGGCACTTCCGCAGGCAGACGCGCAAAGCGTGTCGAAGAGGCTACGCGTAGCGCTACGGAAGTCATGGCAAAGGTATCTGCTGTGGCAGGGCCGCAGCGTGCGCAAGCAGTAGGCAACCTGATGGTGTCGCAGGAGTTACGTAAGATCGGCATGCACGCCGAGGCTACGGCACTGTCGCAAGAGGCAGCCGTCCTGATACAAGCTGACGACGAACGCTTGCTCGGCGTACGCAAGGCCAAGGCCGAGACGCGTGGTGCTGAGATAGACGTAGAGCTGAAAGGGGCTACCTCTTTCAGACAGAACCAGTTACAGCGTGAAATGTTGCTCGGCAAGCTAGCGAACCCAGACAACACACCCGCAGAGAATGAACGTATCAATGTACAGATCGGCGAGTTAGACGCGAAGATCGACAAAGACTCGACCATAGTAGGTCGTTCCGCGCACGATGTCGCCAACGATCCGACTGCAATGCGGCAACTCTTCACAGACTTTACTACCGACCTCGTATTGCTGGAAGGTTTAGACCTCGCTGACTCGTCGTTAGACGACCTCAGTACGTATGAGGCTACCATCCTTGGCGCAGGTGAGGCGCGGTTTCGCGCGTTCCTTGAGAAGACGTTCGGCATAGAGCCGTCCGAGTCGAGCGCAGCGTTCATAGACCGGATCGTCGCGTCTAAGGGTATCGCTACCCTCGTCGCTGCGAAGATCAGGCATAGCCTGACCGGCGCGCAGATGTCTCAGTTCGAGATCGAGTTCCTAAAACCCTTCTTACCGTCACCGGGCGATAGTCGTACGATGATGAAAGCTAAGATTGCGGCTGTGCGTGCATACACGCAGCAGAGCGCAGACATACGTTTGCAACTGATCGAGAGCAAGACGCTCGGCCAGTTCATGAAGGGTCATCAAAAAGGTTTCAGGCAGCGTGAAGCTGCGGACGCCCCGACACGGGACGACACCATCGAAGAGGCTCGCGCCACAATTAAGCAGGCAATAGCAGATAGAATAGCAGCCGGGAAGGAATAACGGTGCCCATAACGAACGAAGAATTTGACGTTCTGAAGAGTCTTTCTGATGAACAGATAGGCTCGATGTCGTTGAACCAGCTACAAGCTGTGGACGAGTTGATGGACGAGCACCAAGCAGCGCGAGCTGAGGATAAGCAACGTCTAACAGACCGTGGCTTTACTGAGGCAGACATCGCTGAGCTGGACAAGGCCATCGAGAAGGCTCCCGAGCCGACTACCGGTCGCGGAGTAGCCAGCAGAGCCGCCCTAACCCCTCTGGCAGTCGAAGGACTGAAGCAGGGCGCACAGGAAGCAGGATTAGGCATCCTCGATGCGGCTATGGACGTAGGCGTCGGCATGAACCTAATCGACCCACAGAAGCGTGTCCAGTGGAAACAAGGGCTGGCCGACAGGCGCATGAAGATAGCCAAAGAAAACATCCAAGAGTTCGGCCAACTGCCGGGCACAGGATACCTTCTCACAGGTGAGATAGCCCCGTGGCTGCTCGCACTACCTGCTGCCGCAGAGAACATGACAATGCTCGCCGCACAGCGCGTCATACAGGGCGTAGCTATCGGTGGCACTGGCGTGCAGGGCGCAGAAGAGACTATGATAGACCGCGCCTTCGGTATGACCGTAGGTGCAGGACTTGGCGGCGCGAGTGCTGGTCTGTCTATCTGGCAGATGACTCGGCAGAAGGCCGCGCAGAGTTTCCTGCGTGCGTACAATGAGAGTACTCCTGAACAAGCTGAAATGGTTCAGACTTTGATTCAGGAAATGACGAACAACCCCGGTTTCAAACTCAGCTTGGCGCAAGTCACAGGCAACAGAAATGCCTTTGTCTTGGAGCTAGGCTCCGCTGCGCAAGCCACGAAGGTGGCGCAGAACCAGAACATAGACGTAGTCGTAGGCGGACTGTTGCGCTTAGCACGGTCACAGTCAGCGCTCGGCAAGACGCCGAACCAAATAGCGCTTAGCCTGCGCGAGACTATGAAGGATGCTCGCAAACAAATTTACGACTCCGCTGCCTCGACATTCGCAGCAGAGTCTAGCGCTATTCGTACGCAGTTCGGTAACGACGTAGTCGTGAGTGGGGACGAGTTCCTTGCTAAGATCGACACGCTTATATCTGAGCAGCAGAACGTACTGCTGAGCGTAGGTGCTAAGCCGAGCAAGAACCTCTTGCGCTACCGCGATCAGATTGATCTGATAGTCAACCCTGTCGAGGTACGCGTCACCCCCGCTATAGAAGCGACTAAAGACGCGGCTGCTGTGCCTAAGAAAATAACCCTGTTCGACAGGAAGTCCGAAGTAGAGATAGCGTGGGGAGGCAGCGAGGAGGCTGCACGAGCAAAGGCTATTGAAATGAATAAATTCTTTGCTGGTGCTAATGCCGAAGAGACGCAACAAATCTTCACTGGTCTAAACTCCCTGATCGGAGGCGATACAATCATCTTTGATGGTGCCCGAGCAGGCAGTAACAGGACTATAGGCCGTGCCCTGATGGGCGCGCTGTTAGACGCACTGGACACACCCACCACCAACGCTAACGCCGCGAAGGCTTTAGCTGCTATGCGAGATCAGTACAAGTTCTCTATGGCACAGGCACAAGCTATAGACGACACCGTCGTAGCCGCTGTCTTCGGCGGTAGGAAGCTTCCCAAGAGTATCGGCAAGAGGTTAGACGCCATGCTCAAGAACGAGAAAGGCGACCTCGTACCAGTACGTGAGTTTCTAGAAGAGTGGAACCCTGTACTGCTGGGTGAACTAAGACGTGCGCACATTACGCGTATCGTTTTCGGTGGGCAGAGAGGCACCCAGCCTCTCGTAGATACGCCGACAAACCTGAACAAACTGGCCGGGCGTCTGCAAGACGGCTTCGGCAGAGCAGGACAGGCAGGCAAGGGGCTGCACACAGCCCAGACGCAGGCGTCTATGCTCAAGTTCGCTACCGCTCTGCGTGCTATAAATAACAAATACTTCACGGGCATAACGCCGGGTGGCGTCAAAGTCGAAGAGGTTGCTATCAACCTAATCTCCCGCTCTCCCGAGTTTATGGCACGCTTCATCACACGCGCACTGTCCAGTGGACAAGGCGTAGAGGCAGCACTGTTGAGTCCTGAGTTCCGGGAGGCTCTGATCATAGTATCGAAGCAACCGTTAGACGGCCCGATGACGAAAGCAGGCAAGGCAGCTATGGTGACACTCGCTAACTGGATACGGTCTAACCGTCAGGTCGAGGCCAACCGGGCAGCCGCCGAACGTAGAGAACTTGCACGCGAGCAAAGCGTCAAGCCAGAAGGAGACTTTTAATGAAACGTAAGTGGGGGCCGGACTCACTCGTCGTCTATGACCAACTAGACTGGCGCATGCAAAGAATCGTCACACGAGTACGTGACGAGATCGGGGACATTAGCTTACTCTGTGGTTTTCGGAATGAAGTGGAACAAAGCCACGCCTTTGATGCCGGTGTATCAAAGGTACGGTGGCCGGACGGCAAGCATAACACCTGCCCTTCTCTGGCTGTTGACTTTCAGCCGTACCCAAGACCCGTTAGGCAGATTCACCTATGGTCAGCGCTCTCTTATTATGCTAGTGCCGCCATTCTTATAGGCAAGGAAGAGGGGGTCACAATCCGCTGGGGTGGCGACTGGAACCGCAACGGAATCATACAGGATCAGAAGTTCTTTGACCTGTTCCACATAGAGATAGTAGAAGATGCCCCGACTCCGATTTCTGATAGCGTTCCTAGCGGTGACGTTTCTTTCTGGCGCGGCGGATAAGCTGACGCCGGACAGGTACACGTTAGACCAACGCGTAGCAAAGATTACATGGAAGGCTGCTTGCAGGATATCTCAGTACGAAGAGTGTCCCAAGAGAGGCCCGGCTGTTAGACGCTCGCCCGTAATAGGCGAGGTTGGTGCGCGAGGCGCGTACTGGATGGGTACGCCCGTCGTCTGGTTAGACAAGGCGCTGAGCACAGGTACACAAATGTGGCTTACCATCTTCCACGAGCAGATTCATTACCTGCAAGGCTGGAATCGCGTGGACTCGCTAGGCTTTGACAAGACCCTCCGCTGTCTCATAGAGCGCGAGGCTTTAGATTTCACAAACGCGTACGCCGACGAGTTGGGACGACCCGACCTAAAGCGTACGCTTAAAGTATGGCGCAAGCTTTACGGCTGCGACCTTTCGTCTAAGAACGTAGGGATGTCTCACTAATGATACAAGAACAAGTGACCCAAGCACAAGCTAACTCAGGCATCACCGGCAGCGGTGTGCTCGCAGGAGCTACGTGGGTAGTAGATGTAGCACCCGTACTACAGATCGTTGCAACAGCGTGCGTCATCATAGTGACACTGATCGCTGGTTGGTACAAGATCGAGTGCATACGAGAACTCAGGCGTAAGCGTAAAGAGTAATGTCAAACCCGCGCAACGTCTTCCGCTACCTAACTGATGACGGTCTTGTCGCTGACGGGACTAATCAAGTCATCGTGTCTGACGGGTCGAGCACGGCTGTGCCTTACTACGCTGGCCCGGCGTCTGGTTTTTACTGGCACATAGAGCGCATGATAATTTACATCGAAGACGTAGGTGCTCCAAAGATTACTGAGTACGGATCAGCGGCGGCTCTGACTAACGGCATGCGTCTATACGTAACAAGAGGCGGCGCGGCTGGCGCGGAGACGTTAGACGTAATGGGCGGCGGAGTAGCTAAGGCTAACTCAGATTGGGCTTCGTTTTGTTATGATGTCACCTTATCCGCGCCCGGATCAGGCAACGGTATTGCATTATTCCGTTGGACGTTCGGCCACTCCGGTGACTCTATAGTGTTAGACGGCGCACGGGGCGACAAGCTGGTACTGCTCAACCGCGACCAGCTTAATGTGCTGATAGACCACCGCTGCCACATACATGGCGTCGAAACAACCGACCCACATCTAAACATATAGGAGAGAAACCATGCCAGCATGGATAGCAGGACTTTTTAAGCCAGTCATAGGCATCTTCGCCAAACGACAGGAACGCAAGCAACTGAAAGATCAGGCGCTAGCCAAACTCAATCAGAGTGCGCAAGACGACACACAAAGCCTTAACTTAAATAAGGACGAGTGGGAGGCCCTGAACGTCAAGGGGATGGATCATACGTGGAAGGATGAATACGTTACCGTATCGGTAGTCTCGATACTGAACGTGATAGTGTTAGGCGGACTCGCCTCAGCTTTTGGATACCCGCAGATTCTCACAGGCATTGGGACAGCGCTTGCAGCGCTCGGGGAAGTTGGAGTCGATATCGGTTTCTTGCTTGAGGCTACCATCCTCGCAGGACTTGGCCTTAGCATCTGGAAGAGATTTTAGACGGAACCACTCCTTACGCGCAGCGTTGTAATGTCTTTGAAACTTTAGACCGCTGACGCAGAACGGCACAAGCCTCGCTTGCTCTACTATGAGCAGCGGGGCTTTTCCTTGCATGTGTCTAACGTAGGCGCACGACTCGGGCAGCATGCCACGCTTGTGTAGGTCTAACACGTTGCCGGGGTGTACCTTCAGGCACATTTCGCGGTCTAACCGTCTAACGTAGTCGGCGCAACGGTTCGTGCTGCAATCTAATGCCGGGCACGCGAAGCCGGAGTGCTCCAATTCGCAGCACTTACCGCAGCCGTCGCACAACTGCTCCCAAGTCTCGGGCGTCATCTTATGGGTTCCATCTTCTTACTTAAACTCATAGCGTGCCCTCTCGTCCTTCTCTGCCGCAGCTCCGTGCTTGCGCTTAGCCTTGGGTGCGGCAGGGTGCAGCACGGTCGTTACGCGCGCCACACCCGTTCGCTTCCCTCTCGAAGTGCTCTGAACCCGGCTCTTATGACTGAACTGTAGGTTCAACAGTCGCTCGTACTCCCCCCGGCTAACTCTCCGGCCAAGTTGCTTGGCTACCTCGTGTCTGCTGGGCATGTCACCCACGTTCGTCTATCCGTGCGCTACGTCCGCAGATATCCTTCAGCAGTCTAACATCCTGCTCCGCTGCCTTCTTAGACGTGCGTATAGCCTCGACGAAGTCTTCGTCGCCGCGCTTAGTCATCACGAAGTATCGCATCTTCTTTCTCCTGTAGCTCTAGCCTGATCCGCTCACGCTCTGCGTATAATTTACGCAGGTCTGCGTTCGTACGGTTGACCATACCAGTGAACCATTTGCGCTGGTCAATGCGCTGCTCGGGTGTGTAATAGTTGAGTCTGCTGTCCATCTTAGTACCTATAGACGTGGATTTCAAGACCGCAACGTACGGCCTTCTCTATCATGTCTTTCGTTCCTTTAGACCGTCCGTCCCAGAACGCAATTAGCCCGTCGGCCTCTTGCGCCATTTGCTGATTACGGATCGCACCAGCAGCTTTGCCGTGCTCTTTCCAATCCGCCGGTCTAACGAG